AGTACCGACTAAGCAAACTCCCATAGTTCCGCAAACCGTACACTCGAGCGTTTTAACGCCCGGCGGAAGTAAGTCCGTCACGATTCGCTCAACCTGTAACGTTTCGCGCTTACAGCGCCGACACTCAAATTTCAATTTGTCCATAATTAGACTCCTTTAGATTCTCCATGGAATTTAGATTGTGTTGACTAACCCAGAACGAGCCGTCCTTGTCATGCTTAAACCGACTTGTCTTAGCTGCTCTAATTGGAATCCAGCCTTTCACGAAATATGTCGGACTCTCGCCGACGACGAGAACCGCTAAGTCCTCGACCCTATCCCTGTCCCTGAGAATTAGATGTCCGTCTAGCCATTTCGTATGCTTGACTTCAATTCTGTTTCCTACATCGGCTCGAATTTTAAACTTATCTAGCTCGAGCTTAAAGTCCTTGATCCCGAACCATTTAGCGGCAGCAATCTCAGCACCCAGCGCCTCAGCTGTACGCCGAATCGACTCATGGATATTGCCTCTAGCTGACTGGTCATGGAAATAGTAATTTTCCACGCCTTTAGACTCACAGATAAACGCAGCGGCAGCCGCTTGAATTTCCTCGTCCTTGGTAAGCGTTACTTTTGTTATTCCCATGTTGCACACGTCCGAACATTGTCCGGACAAACCCAGCCCTTATAAGGCTTTCCAGTTTTTCCGACTCCCTCTTTCCGAATCATTACGCCATGCGCGCATGATCGCCCGGTAAGTATCCCGCCGATCTCAGCGACTGCTTTAGTCATGTCCCATGGATCATAAGAGCCATTAGGTAACGCTTCACTAGCTGCTGCTGGCGTAGCGACTGGGCGTTCAACGCGCTTCATTTCTTCAAACGACGGACGATTCTGATTCTCGCTAAATTTGCTCAGTCCGCCAGTATGTAAAGCTCGACCTATTGCTGAGGTTGATCCGTTCTCAAGTGGAAAGCGATTGGCGTTCGATCTGATTTCCTCGGCGAAATCTGTCGCGAAAGGTAACTGGTCGGTTACTTCCTTGTAAATGTCAGTCTGGACTATGTAGCGAGTCCCGTCCTGAAATACGATGTTAACGTCAATTCGACCATTTGGATATTTAGCCCAGAACTTTTCAATTCGCTCGGCTACGGACTCGTAGCCCTCTAGTGGGATCGCCATTAGTAGCTTCTTACTCGATCAGTACCGGCACGAAGTCCAGCGGCTCGACCGCGGTTAAAGCCGTCCTTAACGCCCTCTTTGTAACCGATAGTCCAGCCGACTAGAAACCAGCCAACACTTGCGAGAAATACAGCTCCCGCCATTTCTACTACTGTAAACATTTTAGCTCCCGATTCCGGGTGCGACTTATTCGCTCCCTAGTTATAGGGTGAACTAAATGTCTGACAATTACAAGCCTTACGCCTAATTAACGGCGTGTCGAATTGCTTATGAGCAAACTGTAAATTTCGTCAACCCGCTTTTCAAGGCGCGAAACCTGATCTTTGACGCTTGTTCCAGAATTAGGCTTGAGCTCGCTTAAGTAGTATTTAACTAAGTGTCGAATAACCCCTGTAAATGCCACTAAGAGCGTGACCATAGCCACGCCCATAGCAGCCCAATCGTTAGCGTTCACTCGCTTTAGCGCCGAACGTAACGTCTTTAGGATTCAGGTAACGCATTAGTAGCGGAACGACGCCAGCGAGAAACCCGTAAGCCAATTTCTTGGGATCCTGTTCGCCTGTCATGTAAACGGCTAACGCTCCCGCGAGCGCTGATCGTCCATAACTAGCAGCCATAGCCTTTAGCTCTTTCATTACTTTTCTCCTAACCCTAGAGCCTTGATTAGCTCTAAGACTTTTTTTGGGCTTACGTTAATTTCAAAGTGCATTTCGTCGGGACGATTCTTATAGTCGCCGCCCCAGAATAACCCGTACTTTTTAGCAAGTGCGCGAATCATGGGAACTTTCTCAGCTGGAAACGTTCCGATCTTTCCGAGAACGTGCTTAGTAGCGTTTAAATCGATTGCCGTTCCGGACGCGTGATTCGATAAACGATCTGTTGACCCGCGAACGTTACGAAATGCAAATCCCCAGTCGTCAAGTTGTCCACCGTCTAGGGGTTCGATTACTTCGTTAAACTCTTTACAGAATCCGACGATCAAAGGTGCGACAGCTTCGGCGCAGCGAATCTTTAAACTCGTCCCCGGTATCGCGTAAGACTTGACATGGATCGACTCAGGTTTAGCCGAAGCTTCCCAGCCGTTGTAGCTTGTCAGTTTCATTTATATTCCGAGAGCTGATTTCAGATCGTTCACAGATAAACCGACAGACGCTAACTTTTCGTCAATAGTTTGCTCGCGCGGGATTAAGTTTCCAACATGCTTTTCAATAATTTTTAACGCCTTAGTTTTATCTTTAGCGTCAATATCTAAGAATAGATTTTCGTCCGAATCGAGCATGGGAAAATCCGCTACTTCGATTCCCGCCGTTTTTAGTTCATCGACTAACTGGGAGCCGTTAAGATTTTGAGGTTTAGCGAACTGAATCATTTATGCTCCTAAGTAATTGACGCCGAAGTAGTTATAGAATCCACTAAAATAAGCTGTTAGATTTCCAGTTGATGATTGAAATATTTGAATCTCTATATAATCGGTGGCGACTAAACTTTCATTTGTAAATAGTAAATAACTAGAAGTGCCATTAGGTTTATTTCCATATACGCGCAATAATTCCGCACCATTTTTCAGCAATCTTACTTGACGTTCGCCTGTCGTATTGTTTGCAAAAATGATATTAACAGAAATTTCATATTTTCCACCTTTGCCGCTTGGAATTGTAATTCTTGAGTTATTAGTAACATTATCGTGAAATGTATCTGTGTCCCAGTTTTCACTATTATATGCGATCGTTGTCCAAGTTGAATCGGCAACGGTTAAATCCGTAGTTCTGGTAAGTGAACAACCTGTCAAAGTGGTTCCTGTTGCAATCGTTGTCCACTCTGGGGCAGTTGCGCCGCTGTTTACTGTTAAAACTTGATTAGCTGTACCAATACCCAAACGGACTGGGACTGTCGCATTACGATAAATTATGTCGCCCGCTGTTGTAAGTGTGGACTTAGCAATCGCGTCGTTAGCTGTTGTATTAGCTGTATTAGCCAAATCGTAAGCCGCTTTAGTGGCTGTTGGAGTCGAAGCTAGAACGCTGGAAGTAGTCGAAGTCGAATCGCTAAGCTGTACCGCACCCACGACGCTAGTCGTAGCCGCGTTAATTCCAATAGTTACAGCTCCAGAGCTGCCGCCACCTGTAATCGGTGAAGTCACGTTAACCGCTGTAATGTCGCCAACATCATTAGTGATCCATGCGAAATCCATGTTTGTATTTGACGCCTTAGCCAAAATTTGACCAGTAGTACCGCCCAGCAAATCAGCCATTGACGTATCAACCGCCTGACCAAATACCTCAAAATCAGCTGGTAAGTCGGTAACTAAGTCCGTCGGCGTTGGCATTTGCCAATTGAAGTTACTCGTTGGATTTGTCATTTATTCTCCTTATGCCACGACCAACGCGGTTTCCCACGTTAGCGATCCGGTTATAGTATTCCACGATTCTCCGATTGGAACTTGCTCCCACGACATAGCTTGGAGCGAATAACTAATCGGCGAAAGATTTAGCGTTATTGCTATCTCGTTATAGGCAGCCTTAAACGTCCAGCCTTCGACGAATCCTAAAAACGTTCCCGACGCCATATTTGGCGGTAAGTCGCTAATTCGCAGCGGTAAGCCCATAAATACGTTAATTAACGAATCACGATCCGCGTCGTCTAACTCGGGATTTGTAAGCTGGTAAGTGATCGACGTGAAGTTCGCTTGAGGCGTAGCTCGAAGCGTTAAATAAAAATCGGCTTGATCCTGAGCGTCGGTTGCTTTGTCGAGTGTGGTAGTAATAATTTGCGCTAGGCGACCGTATTGCTCAACCGACGGAATATCCTCGGCGCTTACTTCACTAGACCCGTTAGCCTTATATTTTATAGTTATGTCATTACGAACGTCGCCAGCTCGAGTCTGAATCTTAAGTCCGTTAAATAGCGCGTGATTAGCGGTTAAATCTGTATAACCGTTAGTAGCTAATTCGATCGACCTATGAGTCGAATCGGCGTAGCTGATAAGCCCGCTGGCGTCCTCGTATATATAACCTAGACCGCTAGTGGCAAGCGCTGAAACCAGCGAATAAACGTCGGTGCGATTTGATGATCTGGCTGAAAGCTCATAATTGCCTGGTCGATCGATTTCGCCTAATCCCACGTTAGCAGCTGTCGCCCATGTTTCGGTCGGATTGTAATTCTGCCATTGTTCGGCGGCTGGAACTTCACCCCAGTTATTTAATAGTAAATCCTGTAAAACTTCCCAGATTTGATCGCCGTCAAAATCCTTAGCCAGAATTCCGTCGGTTAAGGCTTTAGGCAAGCGGCTTAGAGCTCCTAGAGCTGTGATGTTAAAAGTTTGATTGATTGCAACGTTACCAGCTGTCGAAACTTCGATTCCAAAATCGACGACTGTACCGCCAAAAATTGGCACGAACGTATTAGTCGAATCTTTTAACTCGATCGAAACTGAGTCGTTTATGTTTATGTTGACGATTGCCTGATTAAGGTTTATCAGCTGTAAATTACAATAGCCCGCCTGAGCCTGTTGGTAAATGTTTGTTCGACCGCTAGTAATAGTCAGATTTGCTAAAACGTAAGTCGTATATTCGACGCCTTGAATCCTAACGCGCCAGATCGGATTGAATACGGTCATGTAAACGCGAACCCTTGAGCGCCATTAGTGCCACGATAGAAACTGTCATTTAAAGTGTTGACGATTGTACGAGCTGTTCCCTCGGAATCGATTGCGCCTGAAACGTTGACGTTTATAGTCGTCGGTGCAAGTCCGGCTTCTCTTTGACGAATTGCGAACATGGCTTCTCCGATGTTGCCAGTAGTCCCCCCTAAGCCAGTTACTAAATTATTTTGTGCGTCCGTTGGTATTGCTACCTTTACAGCTGCTTTAACCGCTTCCTTTGTTATTGCTGCGGTTTCTTTTGCTACCTGAGTCGATACGTTTCCAGCCTCTTTAGCAATTTCAGCTTTGATTGCTGCCGCTGTTTTAGGTGTAACGCTGGCATTTTTAGCGCCACCGGTTAAGTTAATTTCTGGAATTAGAGATAAATCTTTCGATCCGGGCTTTAAATTGTTAACGATGTTATAGCCCTTGATAAGTAAGTTAACCGCAGCGATTGCTAAGTTAATTCCAGCAACGACGCCAGCGATCGCTAGGCTAACGGCGTCAATAACTAACGAAACTCCCTTGAAAGCTGCTCCCAAAGTATTGCCGATGATAGGCGCTAACAATTTCGCAGCTGACCCGATAACTCCTATTACAGCTCCAAAGAACGCAAATACGGCGTTATTATCCTCGACGAATTCTTTTAAACTTTTAAATACTGCTGTCACGCCTGTAATAACTGGAGTTAAAGTTGCCTTAAAGATTGGGACTAGAAAGTCACCGATAAAACCCCAGAGTGCTTTAATTGCTGGAAGTAAAGTAACGCTAAGTAAACCCGCGTAACTTGTAAATATTGGAACAATGTTTTTTGTAAAATAATCCCAGAGATCGGTGAATACCGGAATAACTGAATCGGTTACGAAGTCTGAAATATCTTTAAAAATTGGTTGAAGTGATGTTCCTATATTCTCGCCTAAAGTTGTTAGTGTAGGAATAAGTTTTGTAACAGATAAGGTAACTAGCGGGGTAAGTGCGTCGAGAATAAATGAGCCAGCGGTTTCTTGTGCTTCGGTAAACGCCAGTTTCAAGCGATCCATTTTGCCCGCAAAAGTTTCGGCTTTTTCCGTAGCTTGTCCGCCAAAAGTTCCAGCAAGCGTTGCGGTAATTTCCTCAAGGCTCATAGACTTAAGATCGGCTGCTGAAAGTCCTATTCCTAGTTTTCCTAGAGATGTCGTATTGCCCTCGACGGCTTTGCCTAACGCATTAGATACCGCTTCTAAGCTCTTACCTGTACCCGCTGAGATGTCGAACGCTAGACTCGCTAGTTTTTGAGCTTCTTCAACATCGCCAGTAGCGCGAACTAATCGTTCAAGCGCGGGACGTAATTCGTCGTCCGTAATGCCCAGAGATAGTCCTTGTTGAGTAATGTAGCTTTCGGTTGCCGCGATTGTGTCGTCAGTTGCGCCAGTAACATTTTTTAAAGTAGTGGCAAGTTTTGCCTGAGCGGCTTCGTCCTCGATGGCTGACTTAACGCCGTCCACTAATAGAACGCCAGCATAAGCAAGCGCAGCTGCTCCAGCCGCAGCAAACGCCGCTCCCGCAGCCTTACCAAAACCGCCTAATTTTGTGCCGAAAGAATCAGTATCCTCGCCCGCTTGAGTCAGTCCTTTTTTAAGGTTATCGACGTCCGCGAGGATCGAGAGCTTGAGCGTTCTTGATCCAGCAGCCATTAGTCAAACCTCTTAACTATGTCGGTAAATGCTTTTTCCCACTCAGTAATTAGATAACTTTGCTCAGCTCGAAGCGTTGGATAAATAAAATAGCCGGTCGATCCTCGCCCGGTTGATCCCGACCAGATCGGGAACTGTTTAAATTTATTTGATCCGAATTCTGAGCCGCCCCATAATTGTTGAGTAGTAGCGCCGCCACTAAATTTCTGAGCTGCAAAACCAAAACTAATTTCTCCAATTTTGGACGACTTACTAACTCGAGAACCCTCAGCAATTCGACTAGCTACTGGAGCCGAATTTAATTGACCAGCTGCCGAAATAACCTTGGACTGTAAATAACTAGCAAGCGCTCCCGATTGAGTTTTAGCTTGATCGAGAGCTTCCGCGTCCATGGCTTTAAACGCCCCAGTAATGGCGCGAAGTTCGGCTTTGTCGTACTGGACGACTTCCTTACTTTCCGCCATTTCGTTTCTCCAATATCTCGAGCGCTGTCAATATGTCCGCCGCGTCAACCCACTCACTCATTGGTATTCCTGTCACGATCGACAGTTCTACGATTAAGTAGCTTAGGCTTCCTCGGCTGTAACTTTTGGGCTGTCAGTTTCTCCGACCGTAATATCGATAACCATTTCGCACCATACCTCGTAAGGTTTGACTGGCTTACCAGCTGCCTCACGCTTTAGAGCGTTCCATGCTAAAAACATTAGATCGGATATACCGATCTTTTCCTGAGCCTGTTGAATTGTGTAACCTGTTTTCTGCTCCCATTTAGCGAACTCTGGTGGTTGCGCTGTCGTAGTTACAGTATTTCCGTCACTCGTTTCGATATGTATTTGTAGTCTCATTTGCTCCCGATCTTTTTTCTTATAGTGTTGGTGTGGTTACGCAAGTAAAGCTAAGCGATACAGTCTGAGCGTCTGGAGCTGTGCCGCCAGCGCTTGGGAAAATTGGCTGTACGTCGAAGTTAAATACTGATCCGCTCGCAGCTGTAAAAACGACCGCTAGTGGAGTATTTGGAGCGCTGTCTGCCGCGTTCCATAGTGAAGCGCACAATGATCCGCCAGCTGGCCAATCGGCAAGCATTTCGACGTCGAAAGTTCCTTGAGTATCGGTAGTAAAGTAAGCCTTACCGTCTAGTGTCTGGTAAGTGTTAATCGTTGACTCGATTGTAAGAGTCGCGGCTGTTGCTTGAGCGTCGTATGTATCACCGTCAATAGTGAAAGTAATATCGCGCCCCGTTACGATTGTTGTTGGCATTTTTTTCTCCTAGTTTTCTTGCTTGTAGTAAGTGGAAACGTCAATATCCGAAATAAGTAAATTACTCGAACCTAACGCAATAATCGACGGACGCGATACGTCGCCGACGATATATCCCGACGGAATA